TTGTTTTTCTATAGTGCTTGAAAGTGCAAGATCATGGGAATGGGCGTCTGTGTTGTTAAGTGAAAAAATTTACAAACCCATTGGATTTCGGCATCCTTTTATGGTGCTAGGCAAGACAGGAATATTAACTTATCTTAAGTCGCAAGGATTTGTTACATATGACAACTTGTTTGATGAAAGTTATGATAACGAATCTGATCTTCAAAAGAAAATTTCACTCATACTTGATAACGTATCCAACTACGAAAAGTGTCCATACGACACGGAAACTTTGAATCGTATTGAGCATAATCACTTGCTGTTTTACAATCAGCAAAGAATCTATGACGGACTAAAAACGGAACTAATTGATCCAATCAAGAATTTTATAGCAACTCAATGAATCAGCCCAGCAAATATTATGCCACCAGCGTAGGATTAGGCCAGAGATTTCAGCAGAACAATCCCAAAAACTGGGCTGGCAACGACAGCAAGAGTTATCACAACTACATACGATTTCTCATGGATCGTTATGCTGCCCGAACAGTATTAGACTATGGCTGTGGCAAAGGTCAACAATACATTGATGTAGTACCATATGGATTGCCGCATGGTGTCATGAGTGAGCCTATGAATTTTCAAACTCGAATCAATGCTGAATCAGTCTACAAATATGATCCCTGTGTGCCGGCATTTGATCAAGAACCTGTTGGACAAAAATTTGACGCTGTTATCTGTACACAAGTTCTTGGCGGTATTCCTGATGCTGATATTGCCTGGATTAAACACAAATTCATGAACTATGCAACCAAGTTTGTTTTTATAGGACTGCACAATTCTCCTCCCAAGAGTAAAAAACGCATATATGATACTGCTTATATCAACTATGATCGAACTGTAGAATGGTATCAAGAACAATTCAGTGACTGGTCTGGACCCAATTTGTATTGGTGGTTTAGATTGTCAGATCACTCGATCAACAATTGGTATTCAATAGACACTGAGAGTCTTGCAAATGAGTGAAGAAAAAACTTTTGGAGAGTTTTTACCCGGATTGAAGATTATTAATCATACAAAGTATAAAGATAGCCGAGGGGACTTTTGTGAATTGTGGAAAATTAACAATGATTCTATGCGAGGAGATTTCCGACAATTAAACATTGCTAACTCTACTTACAATGTGTTGCGTGGGATGCATAGACAAAATCAAACTAAACTTGTAATGCCTGTTCATGGTCAAATTTTTGACGTGGCTCTTGATCCAGAAAACGGTAAGTGGTTTGGAATTTTTTTAGATACTTCAAACGCATTGCTTATTCCTCCACAATATGCTCACGGATACCTAGTAATAAGTGAGATGTCCGCAGTGCAATATGTCGTTGATGCTCCTTATAATAAAGCCCAGGAAGAAAATTTTAATTGGGAAAATTACGGAATTGAATGGCCTATTGCGAACCGGCCAATTTTATCAGAAAAAGATGCAGAATGAAAGTAGGATTTAATTGTAGTAGTTTTGATCTGTTGCATGCTGGGCATGTAACAATGTTGAAAATGGAAAAACAATTGTGTGACTATTTGATTGTGGCCCTACAAACAGATCCCACCATTGACCGTCCAGGTATCAAAAACAAGCCAGTGCAAAGCACATATGAACGTTATGTGCAATTGCAGGCCTGCAGATATGTGGATGAAATTTTGGTGTACGATACGGAATTTGATTTGATGCAACTGTTGCAGACTCAAACCATACATATTAGATTCCTTAGCGAAGAATATCTCAATCGGGACTTCACTGGCAAACAATGGTGCTTGGACCACCACATAGAATTACACTATCACAAAAGATCACATGTGTACAGTTCAAGTGAGTTACGTACAAGAACTGCCAGTCTTGAAAACACCAAAGACAATGTCAATGCATTGCCACAGCACAGCCCAGACCTACTAAACAAGGTAAGGTAAGAATTTTTTATAAATCAAGCCTTGACGACTTTCCGCGTCAGTCCAGTGACATGCGCTCAAATCATTCAACCATTGTGTGCGATCAAGCATTGTAGGGTTGCGGATTGTGCTGGTATTGGTATTAGCTACCTGCCAGCACACACTGCTAGAATCATCTACCCATAATGGAACTCCCTGTAGTATTGCAGCAACTCCACTGCTACTGTTAAACACAAAAGCGCCGGCTGCATGTTTCAAATCTTTTAGTAAAGAACGGTGGATTGAATTACTTACTGTGACACCTGGTCGCACCAATGGCGTTGGATCCGCTACCTTTCCCGGGTGCGGACGTAGCACAATAGGCATGTCAGTCAGTTGCTGTATGAGTTTTATTTTTTGTTCGGCCCAGGCCATTGGATGCAACCCCTTCATGGTAAAACCACCATCTCGTTGCATGAGTAATAGTATGTAATTTCCAGTTGAGCGCCAGGCATGTACACCTACTGCGAGATCTTTTGACAGTTGATTCCATCTGTCAGAATCTGAGTTTTTATTGGCATAGTTACCAGTGTCGTAAAAAGGACTGCCTATGCTATAGCGTAGATACAAACTGTCGCTATCTGCAAATTTAAAACAATTTGCATCTATACACATGGTATGATTGCCTAACTGCTGCTGTTGTTGTATTATCTGTGCTCTTAATTGTATATTAGGTGTGTGTTGTTTAGGGCTGGCCCATCCTAACATCACTGCCAGTTTTGACGGTGTGTATTTGTTTTGTGTTTCTACATGCACTCTAGCACCTTGCGATCGTGCGCCATCCGCAAACGCTATTAGGGTATCAACTTTTCTACCCGGCGTTTGTTTCTGTAACGAACTTAGATAAACAACAACATCATACATGTTCGTTTAGTATTGCCCAAGCAGTTCCGTCACGCATTTCTGCTTCGGTGAATTGGCAGTAGGCAATGTGTCTTGCCCAGGCAGCAACTTCATCCAATGTGGGAATCTTTAGATTTTCTATTTCGCTCAATGATTGACTGCACAATGCCGCGGCAGCATTAGGTCCTAGTGTGATAGCTGGTTTGCCTAACAACAATGCTTCGCCTGCTGCAATACTGGAAAACGTCACAAGGCAATGCACATCCCGATCTAGGGCCATCTCCATAGTATCCTCATTGACTCTAGTACTACGACCTTGTTTGAGTCTGGTCACAACAGGGCGGTCTGTGTGTTTTTTAATTTCCTCTTGTGTTTGTGCTAACCATTCTTCAAGATTGATGTCGTAGAGATTCAATAGTTTTTGACTAGGAGGTGCCAGTAATATATTAGTACCTCCCTTAAATTTTCTTAATTGTACTTTAGTTGCTTCTAGTCTATTGCTTGGCCTATCAATTATGGGGCCAAAATTTTGTACATCATTCTTTGTAATTCTATGGTAGATTTTTTTACGCCCATTCCCAAAATAACCGGTATCGATATAATAAAAATCTCTTTGTTGTTGGCCACAGATAAGCATTTCTTTGCGTTTGGTTATGCCTCTAAACACAGCCGGTATCGTGCTAGTGCTGTGTTTTTCCCAGTTAGAAATTTGTCCACCCGATCCTAATATAAAACTTTGCAAAAATGGATCATACATCTTGCCTTTCCTTTCAAATTTTGTATCTTTTTCGTCTGTTCCAATTGCCACTGCTGCGCTGTTGTCCAACTGCTTTAGTTGATCGACTACGCTTTCTAGTGTTATACCATAGTATGTTCCAGTTGGGTCAACTCGATATTTGAGAATGTCATCAAATAATGTTTTGATCTCTAGCGGTATCATGTCAAACACATGAGGGGGTGCAGGCGGCGGCACAATGGGCGGTGGTGTTGTTAGTTCATTATATGCTTGAATCCAATTGCCCCCATATTCAGTTTTGACATAATTTGGAAACCACGGACCACCTTCTGTATAATGTATAGCCTTTGGCTTGCCATCCTGTGGCTCATGATACCAATTTACCAACCAATTCCAAGTTTTGTCAAGACTTCCAATTGCATAACCAGTCCATCCAAATCTATGTAAAAATTCACCAGTTTGTGAACTGACAATTTCAGGAGTCAGTGTTTGACAATCTGGATGAGCACAGTTAAACAACATCAAACTTGACCAATTTTTTCTTGGATATAGGTATTGTGTTTTGCCATCCATTTTTACTATGTTGGTTGGCTGATAATCGTGTTGTACTACAGCAACCGCTGCGTTGTCATTTGCACATTCAAATAACTCTTTGACATCATGTTCAAACAAAAAATCACAATCAACAAATACTGCATTTCCTTGATAGGCACAAAGATATGGAACCAAAAATCTAGTGAATGTAAATTCTGTAGAACTTTGTGGATCTACTTCTCTAGTGTAAATTTCTTGAGCACGTAGTTCCGCTTGTTTGAGAAAATGAATTTCCACTGGCACTGTAGCATGTTTTAAAATGCTGTACTTACAGACCTTTGCGGCTTCGGGTTCTCTGCTGTCCCATCCAATAAAAATTTTAAATGTCATCGTTTTGTTTTGATAGTGCCAACAGTTTCTCGTTCAATATCACTATGATCAAATTCTGCCCAATACAGTTCAAACGCTATGGTATCTTGAACTGCTTCAAATTGATGATATTCTCCCGGTGCAACTTTAGTATATTGCCCTGCTGTGAGCACAGTTTCGTCTACTAGGTCGTATCCGTTTTTCCAAACACGAATAATCAGTTTGCCAGACTCGACAAAAAATCCGTTCCATTTGAACTTGTGTTTGTGCTTGGAACAGACGCCGCCTGCGCGAGCTTCTATCCTGTGAAATTCCAACACTCCGTTGGCTTCTAGCAGTTCGGTTTGCCCCCATATTTTTCCAGCTTTCATTTTCTTTCAATGTCCTCTTCAATACAATCTTCCCCAAACTGTATTTCAATCAGCTTGAGTGGTCTATCAGTTTCGTTACACAGTTGATGCCATTCATTGCGATGGATCCAACAGGCTTCATGCACAGTCATTTGATCTTTGAGGTCTCTGTCTGTGCTGGAATCCAGTGTGTATACTGTGGCTTCGCCTTCGGCTACAAACCAAAACTCTGCTCGCTTGTCGTGTCGTTGCATGCTCAAACAAGTTTTAGGTGTGACAGTGAGTTCTTTAAGTTTGGTGTTAGCACCAACTTCGTGCAACACACGATAGTATCCCCAAGCTCGATCTGTCTTGGGCTTTTTCCACTCTTCAAGAATCCACGAACTGGAATTCTTTTTGTCTTCGCCACCTATGCCAAACACAAATTCTAAATTGCTATCTACCACATCCATTTCAGGAATATTTTTGTCAGTGCGATCGCCTCCGTTGGCAAACACCAACGTTGCGTCAGGGTAGTGTGCTCGAACCTGTCGAATAAATTCTTTAGCAGAGCCATCAGCATCGTCAAATGTGTATGTTTCGTCTACCATGGTAAGATTGTTTATCACACACAATCTTTCCGTCCATGGCATGAAAGGCCGACCTTTTTTACGAGTCAACCATTCGTCTGAGTTAAGTCCCACAATTAGCATGTCGCCCAGGGTGCGGGCTGCTTTAAAATAAGCAATGTGTCCAGAGTGTAGCGGATCAAAGCCGCCGGTTACAAGTACAATTTTCATACTGTTATGTATCACCGCAATTACAAGTGTACTGAAAAATACCAGTAAGCAATCCAACTTGCGACTATCACAACTAACATTACAAATTGTATTTCTTCTAACTCATTTTGCCAGGCCAACTCTTCGGGAGTTAGCTGGCTGCGAGCCAGTTGCTGTTGCAATTCAAGTTGTTCTTGATTGTTTACGGCCTGTTGACTTTTCCAATCAAAGTAGTCTTGCTTCACACCTGGATGTCTTCCATACCAGCAGTTCGTAGCCTTACAATGTGACCCATTTGCCACTGTTTGGTATCCAGACCCTTCATGATGCCCAACCAGCGATTGCGTAGATATGCTACTTCGTTGATTATGGTTTCGTAATCAATCACTTCATCTTCGCCATCCACATACTTTTCAGCATCTCGACTGGTGAGCGCACGAGCATATCCTTCCAAGTACTTTTGAAAGTGTTTTCTACGTATCTTACGCAATTGGATATTGAGATAGTTTAACACAGCTTCAATCTCTTGAAGTTGGTTATACCTAAACTCAGTAATGCCCGGAAGTGCTGTTATGTTTTTTTCAACAATTCCAACAATACGACAGTCTTTTTTAGCGTCAGTTATTTCACGCTCGTAGTGTGCTATAAAATCTGGAATAGCATCAAGATTAGCAACTACACGACTATACCACATGTTCTAGTTCCTTTTGTAACCAAGGAAAAGTTGTTTTCCAATTGGTTCCCCTACGGCGATCATTTTCAGTTAGATATGCCAACAGTTGAGATTGTTTATCAAAATCATTGCGGCAAGTTTTTTCTAATTTACTCACAACACCAAGAAATACATCTCGAGTAGTTTTGTCATCCCAAGTTGTGTTTGGCAATGACTCAACCACTTGATTCAAGTGCGATTCGAACACTTCAAAATTAAAAATAGTTGGACTAAAAATACTGTCATTGTTTGGCAACACAAGATGCATGTACCAAAATATAGTTTGTAACTGATTCCATTCCTTAAACTTACTGACCAAAGAATTCATAGATGGAATTGACAATGAAGTAATAGTAGACAATAATCCTATTCTAAATTGATTAAAATTTATCATCTCAATGAGATTGTGTTCAAATGTTTTACAGTCAAATCCATGTCGAATGTATTCTTGTTCTGGTCCCCAACAATCAACACTGGCTTGGATATCTACCCGTTTTAAATTGCCTTGCAACATAGAATCAGAAAGTCTTAACAAATGAGGATGTATTGTCTTAAAAGGTAAATTGAGATTGGTGACTACATTGAATTCAAGTTTAGGATGCGGTACCTTATCTATGTGGTCAATCAACCTGGTGAGGTCTGATTGAATAAATGGTTCACCACCTAAAATTTGAAATCGCAATAAACTTAGACTGTGCTGTTCAAACCATTTCCAAAATTTTGGTGTGAGTTCTCGATATCGATTATCATCGTATTCAAAATTATTTGCATCTATTATTGCACCATTGAACTTTTTGTCTTCTGTCTGAATGCTCGAACTGTATTTTGCATTACAATAGATGCATTTTAAATTACAAGTGTTTGAAAAAAATACTTCCACTATGACAGGATTTACTGTGGTAAGAGTGGAATCTCGATCTAACTCTGGCGGGTATACATCGGGAATTTGATTTTGAAATTGTCGGTCACTGTGGCCACCAGCATTCTCAATATTTTCACAGGATTCGCATCCATCGCCGGGCCATTTGCCATCCAACATAAGTTGCCGTGCTTGAATTTTTTTATCGGTGTTGTGAAAATTTTCAAAGTCATCGTCAATGACAGAAATACTGGCTCTAC